CCAGCGGCTATTCCAGCACGGCGGGTTCCAGCGGCTATTACAGCACGGCGGGTTCCAGCGGCTATTACAGCACGGCGGGTTCCAGCGGCGATTCCAGCACGGCTGGTTCCAGCGGCTATTACAGCACGGCGGGTTCCAGCGGCGATTCCAGTACGGCTGGTTCCAGCGGCTATTCCAGCACGGCTGGTTCCAGCGGCAATTACAGCACGGCGGGTTCCAGCGGCGATTCCAGTACGGCTGGTTCCAGCGGCAATTACAGCACGGCTGGTTCCAGCGGCAATTACAGCACGGCGGCAGCCACTGGGGCTTATTGCAACGCAAAAGCAGACGGAAAAGATAGCATTGCCGTTGTAAACGGTGCTTGCGGTAAGGCGTGCGGCGCACTGGGCTGCTATCTGGTGCTGACCGAGTACGATGATGACGGCAATATGTTGCTGGCCAAAATGGCAAAGGTTGACGGAGCCGTTATCAAAGAGAACACCTGGTACACCCTCAAAAATGGCGAGTTTGTGGAGGCTGCACCGTGAAGAAGCACTACAACAAGCGTTGGCTTGAACAGCGCTGGGATGCAAGGCAGCCGGAGCGGTTGGAGCATATCCGGCTGAAACGGCAGCTGAGAACAAAAAAGGAGGTGGACGATAATGAAGCCGAGCATGGGAATCGCAGAGTGCTGCCAGATCATGCGTGATAACAACATTTCGGTGAGTGAGCCAAATTTAAAGGCGATGATTCAGGCGGGTAGCTTTCCCCAGTGGGCGGTGCCATCCGTTGGCACGGACAATGCGGCTCCGTTGATTTCTCGTGCCGGATTTGTGGCGTGGGTGAAGGACTTTTACAAGCTCGAAAAGGTTTACACAAAGGAGGATCCGAAAGAATGAAACTCAAATCTACTACTTACTACTGGTTGGCTGTCGTTTTTGGCGGCGTTGGAATGGGCGCAGCTATGGGTGCAGAGGGCACCGCGCAGACCACCGGATATATCTCCAGCACACTGTTTGCGGTGTCGCTGGCGCTGATTTTGGCCGCTGTTCTGCTGGCTCGTCTGGGCTTTGCCGCAGAGGACAGGGAGAGAGCCGCAAAGCGGCGCAAGTACGGCAAGATCAACCGTGCCCACGCCCGCAACCCGGAATATCCGGAGAATCAGGAGCGTGGGGCATGATGACGGCCAAAGAGTACGTTGAGGGCAAAGTCAAATCCTACACGCGGCTTGCCGAACGCTGCAGGCGAGAAGCCGAAGCCTCAGACGACATTGTTGTCCGGGCCGGATACTCCGCACGGGCAAACGTCTGGGAGATGTGCGCCGAAGAAATGGACAACGTGTGGGAGATGCTGCAAGAGGAGTCCGGGGAGATCACGTATGCCTGACACTGTCCACCATGTCATGTGGTACACCGTCTGGGATGCCAAGACCGGAGATCTGGTAGCATCCGGCACGGCGGCAATGTGCGCCCGACGGCTGGGGTATTCCAGCTCCGGCAGCTTTGCCATCGCGGTGAGCCACTGGCTGCACGACGGAAGCCGACACGTCAAGTACACCATCCGGCGGGAACGCATTCCCCGCAGCGAGGTGGACAGCCTGCCGCAGCGTCGCAAGCGTAAAAAGAAGCAGCCTGCCAGTGTGTTCCAGCACGGACAAGCCACAAGGTGACGGGGTTCCAGAGTTCCATCACCACAAAGATATCACAAACAGGAGGTTTTTACAATGCATGACGTGGCATTTTACTATTGCTACGGACACCGCAAAGAGCACTGCAGCATTGACGTGCAATGCTTTGAGGGCGAGCCGGTCAAGGCCAGCGTGGACGCCCAGCACTGGGCAGATGAGCAGATCCAGACCGGTGAATACAGCCAGATCGACGTCAAGGACGCCCTGGGCAACATGATCTATTCGAGGTGAATATTTATGCAGTGCAGTGAAAAAGGCAAAATCTGCCTGAACTACGCGTTCAACGTGCCGGAGTGGCAGTTGGACATGACCCTGGATGCGCTGGCCGCGCTTGGCGCCGCCGTGAGCGCCTGCGGAAAGGTGCAGAAAGCCGTTGCCGGAGATTTGGCGTGGATCAAGAGACACCCGAACAGCATGTATATGGGCACGGAGCCCATCGACCGGGCACGGGCGTGCAATGAGGCCGCAACCGCCCTTGGACGGGCCGTCTATGCGCTGGAAGTCATTCTGTGCCAGTCCAGCCAGTTCGGATTTGCGCATGATCTGGCCCGTGCCGCACAGACCGGCTATAACGTTGAGCATGTGGCGCTTGAGACCCGCTGCCGTGAGCATGGGTGCGAGGATGTAGCATATAAGCATGGATAAAACGAGCATTTATGAGGCATCTCGATCTGTCCCGCCGGAAGCGCAGAAGCGGATCAGCGGCGGGCGGCTGAACGGCATGACCGACATCAACCCCATGTGGCGCGTCAAGAAGCTGACCGAGCTTTTCGGCCCGGCGGGCATCGGTTGGAAGTTCGACCCGCCAGTATTCGAGGAAAAACCCGGCGTCAACGGCGAGGTGATGGTGCATTGCTTCACCTGCCTGTACATCCGGCAGGACGATGGGACCGCCTGGAGCGCTCCTATTCCCGGCGTTGGCGGGTCCATGCTGATCTCCACCGAGAAAAGCGGCCAGCGCACAGACGATGAAGCGTATAAAAAAGCCTACACGGACGCCCAGGGCGTGGCATGTAAGGCGCTTGGTATTGGTGCAGACGTGTATTGGAACGCAGATGCAACCAAGTACAGCGCCCCTGCAGCAAGGCCTGCACAGAAGCCCTCCGCCCCTCCTGTCTGTGCCTGCTGTGGGAAGCAGATCACTGGCATCAAGTCCAAGGACGGAAAATCTGCGCTGACCGCCGAACAGGCAGCCGACCGCAGTTTCAAAAAATACGGGCGTGTCCTCTGCATGGAGTGCGCCAGAAAGCAGCCGAAAGAAGATGGAGGATTGACGCATGCTTAACGTTGTAGCCATCATGGGCCGCCTTGTGGCGGACCCGGAACTCAAGACCACCACGCAGGGCACCAGCGTGTGCCGTTTCCGTATCGCCTGCGACCGCAGCTATGTTCGTCAGGGCGAGGAACGCAAGGCCGATTTTATTGACATTGCCGCATGGCGGCAGACTGCCGAGTTCGTCTGCAAGTATTTCCAGAAGGGCAGCCTGATCGCCATCGACGGCAGCATCCAGACCCGCCAGTATCAGGACAAGAACGGCAACAACCGTACCGTTTTCGAGGTCGTGGCCAACAATGTGAGCTTTGCAGGCTCCAAGGCCGCAGACAAGCCCGCTGTGCAGAGTTTCGACCAGCAGACGCAAAGTTACACTCGGCAGGCAAACGCCTCTCACAGCGCACCGCAGGCCGGTTACGCGCAGGGCGAGCCGGACGACTTTGACGAGATCACCGACGACGGCGACCTGCCGTTCTGATGACCGGCAAAGCGCTGTGCTATCTGGCGTTACGGGCGTGCAAAGGAGGTGAAAGCGGTTGAAAGAGGAAGAACAGAAAAGCATAGTCATTTACAAGTCATGGAAAAAGCCATTGCGGAAATTGTCTCTGGAGCAAAAAGGCAGGATTTTTGATGCGCTGCTTGATTTCCCCGATCCACCGAATTTTGAGGACGACCAGAAGCTCGAAATGGCGTGGGATTTTATGTCCGAGGCTGTGGAATCAAATTCTAAAAAATGGAACGAAAAACGAGAAAAGAGAGCTGCAGCAGGGCGTAAAGGTGCAGAAGTTACAAACGGCAAGCGTCAGCAAAACGCGGCAAATCCGGCAAATGCCGACTTTGACGAGCAAAAACAGCAAAACGCGGCAAATCCGGCTGTATCTGTAAATGGTAATGGTAATGTAAATGGTAATGGTAATGTAAATGGTAATGGTATATCCCCTAACGGGGATATATATAATAGCGCCGCCCCCGCCGCCGTTGACGTAGAACTTTCCAAGATCGTCCAGCATTATCAGCAGGCCGTTGGGGACTTCCCACGCTCTGCGCTGGACAAGCTGCAGAAGTGGAGGCAGGAGTACAGCACAGAGATGATCCTGCTGGCGATTGACAAGGCTACAGAAGCCGGAAAACGCTCGTGGAACTACATCAACGGCATATTGTCCGGCTGGAAACGGGACGGCCTGCGCACACCGGGAGACGTGGAAGCCAACGAACAAAGCCGACAAGCCAGACCGAGAGGCAAGCAGCCAACCGAGACCGTAGACGACCAGCTTGCACGGGTGCTGGCGAAGATGGACAGAGAAAGAGGGTTTGAGACATGACGCGGGAAGACGTGGCAAAGCTGATCCGCATGAATTTTGTGCTGTACAAGCTGGGTTCCAAGCCACTGACCGATGAGGAGATGCAGACCACTATCGATGTGTGGGCGTATCAGTTTGGCGACTATGACGGCGATACTGTCAAGCGGGCTTTTCTGGCGGCAAACCGGGTATGCGTTTATCCGGTCACGGTGGCCGACATCTTCAAGCAGCTTTCCCAGTGTCTTGACCCGTCCGCTGAATGGGAAGCTCTGGCTGTAGCGGCACGCAAGGCACAGACATTTTTGAGCTGGCGCAAGTTCCCGATGGTGACCGGCATTGATGAAAAGGGCGGGCTGCTGCGTAGTGACGGACAGAAAGAGCTGAAAGCCCTGTATGACCAACTCCCCCCGGCGGCAAAATCCTATGCCGGGAGCGTGGGAGGGCTTGCAGAGCTGGCTGAAATGCCGGACCTCACATACCGCCGTGCTGAGTTTTTGAAGCAGGCGCAGGCCGATATCACCACCGCCCCGCGTGAAGCTGCAAGGCTGCGGGCGAGCGAGCTGACAAGGAAGGAGATTGAAAAATGAGCGAATATATCGACCGCGAAAAAGCCATCGCAAAAATCAAAGCAGCATATTGCTGTGGCTGCGAAAATTACAACGGCGTAAGATGCCGCGCGTGTCAGATTATGGACGCGATGGATGTGCTGGAAGATGAACCGGCAGTGCCTGTGATTGACGCGGAATCTATGAAAAAGTACCTGACCGACTGGAAAGACGGGCTGGACGGGAGCGGAAATTGGGGGTACTCGTACGCAATCAGGGCAGAGCAAACGGTTCAGGTGCTGGATACCACACTGAACCACATTGGTTACATGCTCAAGGAGAACAGCGGGGTGCAGACCGATGGTAAAACTTGAACCCTGCAAAGACTGCCCCGACCGGCACCCGATCTGTCACGACAGCTGCCCGAAGTACGCCGAGTACAAGCGTCAGCTGAAAGCGCAGCGCATCTACACCAACGGTAACCACGCGGCAGAGCGCATCAACCGCAACGATTTCAACAAAGAGGGATGGATGGGAGGAAGAAAACGGTGAAAGTGCTGATTGCTTGTGAGGAATCGCAAGAAGTGTGCAAAGCGTTTCGTGCAAAAGGCCACGAAGCCTACTCCTGTGATATTCAGGAGCCGTCCGGCGGGCATCCTGAGTGGCATATTCTTGGTGATGCGCTCAAGGCCATTAAGGGGGGGAAAATCGTTACGATGGACGGCGTGGCGCATGAAGTCGGAAAGTGGGATTTGCTCATTGCACACCCGCCTTGCACACACCTAGCTGTTTCTGGTGCGCGGTGGTTCACGGAGGGGAAAAAACCACTCAGCTTACGCTATGAAGCTGCTGCATTCTTTATGAAATTTATTGAAGCGGATGTCCCGCATATAGCGGTTGAAAATCCTGTGTGCGTGATGTCTACGCTATACCGAAAGCCGGATCAGATTATCAATCCTTGGCAGTTTGGACACCCGGAGCAAAAGAAAACTTGCCTGTGGATTAAAAATCTTCCTATCCTTGAGGAAACTGACAACGTGTACGACTACATGACGACGTTGCCACCAAAATTGCGAGAAAAGAATCATTGGATGGGACGCGGCCACTCAAAAGAACGCAGCAAAACTTTTCCTGGCATTGCAAAAGCAATGGCTGAACAGTGGGGGTGAGCAAATGAGGTACAAGCCCGGCGCTTACATCGTTTCTCTCGACCACCTGATGGGGCAGGAACTTGTTTATTACGGCGGGAAACTGCTCCACAAGGGATGGTTTGGCAACTGGCAGCTGTGGTATGCGAAAGCTGAGCTTTCCAGATTGCGCATTCGGGAAGCTGTGAGAACGGAGGAAGAACATGAAACCGAAAACGAAATCCGAGCTGATGACTGAATGGGCAAACCAGCCGGATCAGCTCAAGAAAGAGCGGGAAGTCAAGGCCATCCGTAAGGCGATGGACGATGCCCGCGCCGTGCTGCAGGACGGTCTGACCCGGTACGTCAAGAAAAAGACCAAAGCCCGCAGCATGGCAAAGGCTGAAGCTGACCCTTTTGCTGAGCTGGAAGGCTGGGAAAGCATGGAGCAGATCCAGGATGCCTACGGCTACGGCGAGATCACCGCCGACAAACGGGACAAACTCGCCGACCTGTGGGAAGCCCGTGAAGCTGCAAGGAACAGCCGCAAGGGCGCGGACAAGTACCACGATCTTGTGACGGAGATGCTGGAGACAGCCATCCGCCGAGTGGGCGGAGAATACGCAGATATGCTGTTTGAGTATGACCAGCAGCGAAGGGAAGCTGAAAAGCAGTGCGAGCAGCTGGCAATGGAAGGAATGATGAAAAAATGACCGACATTGAAAAATCAATTGCCAAGCTCCAGAGGTGCTTTCCGGGAAGTTATATTACTGACCGGAACGAGCTTATTGTCCATCCGAGGACAAACCAGTATATTATTCTGGAAAACATCGGAACGGAAGATGCCATCAAGGCCAAAGTGCTGGAGTGGCTTTCACGGGCGGCATTTAAAACCGAACCATATTCACAGAAGTGGAGAAATCGAAAGTTTCACAAATATATGAGGGACGGCATCAATGCTTTTCTGGATACCGATTTCTCCGAAGATGATATGGAACTGATCTACACCTACATGGGGCTTGAATGCGACCGTTGGCTGACACTCATGTTTATCGATCACGACATGAGCATCGAGTGGCTGAAGGAGCACGTATCATGAAGCTGATCCTCTACGGCGACCCGCACACCAAGAAAAATTCTGCACGCATTCTCCGCACACGCTCCGGGACTCCATTCGTGGCCCCTAGCAAGGCTTACGTGGATTATGAGACGGACTGCCTGCGGCAAATCAACAGGCCGCGCAGCCCCATCTCCGCCCGCGTGAACGTGCGGTGCGTGTACTACATGAAGACTGCCCGTCGGGTCGATCTGGCAAACCTCATCGAGGCGACCACGGACATCCTGGTAAAAGCCCGGGTGCTGGAAGATGACAACTGCTGCATCGTCGCCGCCCACGATGGCAGCCGGGTGGATTACGACAAGCAAAAGCCCAGAGTGGAGATCTGGATTGAAGAAATGGAGGACACATGAACCAAGTGTTTTTGGTAATTGGCTCAACACTTTGCTACGTCGGCGGGTTCGGCATAATGATTTGTCTTTTGGGCGTACTAACCGAACTGTGTATCGAAATCTGGGACAGTAATTTTAGACAGATTTGCGTTCGATTCCAAATCGCGCCGGGCGATGTTTCATACTTTGCCCAGAGTAAAAAAGACATTGAAGCAGCACTTGAGAAACAACGCATTCGGTGGCCGAACACGGACGATGCATCTTTCGGGTGGTGGAACTGCCCAAGATGCAGCGCGTCGAACCGATACGTCAGCGAAAGCAAATCGGTTGCATATTGCCGCTGCTGCGGGCAAGCTGTCGATATGGATTACTACAGGAGGCATGCCAATGATTCGCAGATGGACACCTGACACCGACACGCAAAAGCCGGGAGAGACAACCGATGAGCAGAAGATGCGGGCGTGGTTTGAGCGCCTGCCGAAGATGCGGGCACTGATCTGCCAGCAGCAGGAGCACATTGCAAGCCTGCGGAATGCCGCCACCACGACCACGTCAGGCACGTCCGGCGCGCCGGGGCGCTCCGGAACCAGCGACAAGGTAGGTCGGAACAGTGACGCCGCCATGGATGCCGAGCAGCATCTGCACGAGCTGAAATGCCAGTATGCCGAGATGCAGAAGAAAGCCATTGAAGTGGCCTACATGCTCCACGCCGATCCTGCATCCATCCGCCGCAGTAAGTGCATCATCCTGTGCTATGTTGAAGGCAGGCGGCACGCCGATATCGCGGCAGAAGTCGGCTATTCCAAGCCGTCTCAGGTTTCACGCGCAATTTCGGAAGGCCTGAGCCAGCTGACAGAGATCGCGAACGAGCTGAATCTTAGTTGAACCTGTACATTTTGCACAATGTCAGAGGGCTTTGTTTTTACACGCTCTGGGATTTACTTGTTATCGGCATCTGTGCTATTGTGGTACCATCGGCAAAGCCGAAAAGGCAAACCGATGCACGCAGCCTCCGAAACGTGTCCCTTCTTAGCATTTTCCTTTTCTGTTTGCAGGTGCTGGGCTTTGCTCTCTTCACGTTTCGCGCTGCTTCTATGCGATGCACTGACACAACGGCAGCCTGCCGCTCGTGAGAGACAGGAGGCGGTTCGATTCCGTCGTATCGCACCATATGGCGCATGGACTAGACAACTCGCAAGGCCGCACGTGCAACCTCCCGTGCCAAGAAAAGGCCTTAGAATCCTTGCCAAGGTGTAGCTTTCCTGACAGGATGTGCGCCAATCAACAGCCCCGGCGGCGAACCGGAGCTGTTTTTATATGGCCGCCTGAGCGCAGTTTAGAGCGCGGCGCGTGTGTGTAGACACGGCTGGTTCGATTCCAAGGGCGGCTTTTATACTCCGGTAGCTCAAGTGGTAGAGCAGCGGTCTCCAAAACCGCATGTTGCAGGTTCGAGCCCTGCCGGGAGTGCTTGCGTGCCCTATGAGGGGGCCGCGCAATAGCGGGGCATCTGGCCGCGAAAGTTCCAGATGCAGCAGTGCCTACCGTTTGACGCATGTCCAACGAACTGAATGCACGGGTGCTGCTTATATGCCGTCATAGCTCAACTGGAAGAGCGCCGCCCATTTAAGGCGGGACAACGTTGGTGACACCACGGGAACATCACTGCACAGCCAACCACTGCGCACATCCATTCCGTGGGTGCTGGTTCAAATCCAGCTGGCGGCACATTCGATATTTTGACCGTTCGGATTTTCCGGGCGGTTTTTCTTTTGCATGAGTTTAGAGAGGTGGTGGCGGTGAGCGCAAAGCGGCTGACAGACAGACAGAAAAAGAAGATCATCGCGGATTATATCCAGCTGCAAAATTACACCCGCACCGCAAAGCTGAACGACGTTGCAGAAAGCACTGTGCGCAAGATCGTGAAAGATAATCCAAAGTGCGCGGATTTGTGCGCCTTAAAAAAAGAGCAGAACACGCAGGACATGCTTTCCTACTTAGGCAGCAAGTGCGGGGAAGCACAGAATCTTCTCGGGCTGTACCTTCAGGCGATGGCAGACCGTAACAAAATCGCGGAAGCAACGCTGCCGCAGCTGTCCACGGCGTTTGGCACCATCGTGGACAAGTTTGCTATGCTGGGAGACCAGAGCGGCATAGAAGCCCCGGACGATGGCCTGCTTGAGGCTCTGAGCGCTGCCGCAGACATCAGCCCGCCGGATGACGTGGAGATGCTGCCAGAGGAAGAGGACGACAATGCGGAAAAGTAACGGATTTCGTTGGAAAGCCCTCAGCCAGCGGCAAAAGCAGGTCCTGAGCTGGTGGACACCGCAGAGCGCATACAGCGGCTACAACGGCATCATTGCCGATGGAGCTATCCGCTCGGGCAAGACCTTTGCCATGAGCTTTTCGTTCGTCCAGTGGGCCATGACCTGCTACAGCGGCCAGCAGTTTGCCATGTGCGGCAAGACCATTGCCAGCTTCCGGCGCAACGTGCTGGGGACACTCAAGCAGCAGCTTGCAGCCCGGGGCTACAGCGTCAAGGAGCATCGGGCAGAAAACTGCATGACCGTCAGCAAGGGTGGCAGAACAAACGAGTTTTACTTTTTCGGCGGTAAGGACGAGAGCAGCCAAGACCTAATCCAGGGCATCACGCTGGCTGGAGCATTCTTTGACGAGGTGGCCTTGATGCCGCAGAGCTTTGTCAATCAGGCCACTGCCCGCTGCTCCGTCACCGGGTCAAAATTCTGGTTCAACTGCAACCCGGGCAGCCCACAGCATTGGTTTTATCTCGAGTGGGTGCGGAAATGCCGTTCCCGCAAGATGATGTACCTCCACTTTACGATGGACGACAACCTGTCGCTCTCCGAGGACATCAAGGACAGATACCGCAGCCAGTACAGCGGAGTTTTCTACCAGCGCTACATTCTGGGCCTGTGGACGGTGGCAGAGGGCCTTGTATATGACATGTTCGACCCCAAAAAACACGTCATTGACGTGCTGCCCGAGCTGTCCCCGAAGAGCGCCTATGTGGCGTGCGACTTCGGCACCCAGAACGCAACGGTGTTCCTGCTGCTCCAAAAACAGGCCGATGCAGACTGCTGGATCGTCACCCGGGAGTACTACTACAGCGGCCGCGAACAGAAGCGGCAAAAGACCGTGGGCGAGTACGTCACAGACCTCAAGGCGTGGCTGAATGGCCTCAAGCCGGAGAGGATCATTGTGGACCCCTCTGCCCTGCCACTGATCACTGAGCTGCGCAAGAACGGCTTTACCCAGACCCCGGCAAACAACGACGTTCTGAGCGGAATTCTGGACGTACAGACCATGCTGCAGACCGGGCGGTTGAAGGTCTACAAGGGTTGCAAGCACACGCTGGAAGAGTTCGGCGTGTACGCTTGGGATCCAGATAAAGACGACACCGTGCTGAAGGTCAACGACCACTGCATGGACGCTATCCGCTACTTCGTGCGCACAAAGCGCCTTGTGAAACTGAGGGATTGATTTTGAGCATTTTGAGCACTGTATACACATTCCAGACCTTTCAGCAGGCGCAAGCCGCCGGGGAACAGCCTGATTTCATCCGGCGGTTCGTGCAGCAGCACTGCAGTTCCGGACCGTACAAGATGGCGCTGGACGCCGACCTGTACGACGCCCAGAAAAACCCGGGGGCTGAACGCTTCGCGCAGGCTTACGCTTTGATGCTGAAACGCCTGTCCAAAAACACAAAGCAGGATGTCCTGCACCCCGATATGGTCAAGAGCAATCTTTTCCGGCGGCTCAACAAGCAGAGAGCCACATACTCCCTCGGCAACGGCGTGGTCTTTGCGGACGATGGCGTGGACAAGAACAGGCTGGGGCAGAACTTTGACGAGCAGATCCAGAAGGCCGGATATTTCGCCCTGATCCACGGCGAGAGCTTCGGATTCTGGAACAACGACCATCTGGTGGTTTTCAAGCTGACCGAGTTTGCCCCCCTATACGATGAAAAGACAGGCCTTTTGCAGGCAGGTGTGCGCTTCTGGCGGCTGAACCCTGACACGGATATGCACTATATCCTGTACGAGCTGGACGGCTTTACCGAGTACACGGAAAGCAAAATTGGCAGCATCATGCAGGAGACAGCCCCGAAGCAGGCATACAAGAGCGTGACCGTCACCACACCCGGCGGCGGGCTGGAAAGCGTGGAGGGCGAAAACTACAGTTCCTTGCCCATTGTGCCTCTGTGGGGCTCAGACCTGCACCAGAGCACCCTTGTGGGGCTGAAAGCCTACATCGACAACACCGATCTGGTGACGTCCGGCTTCTGCAGCGACCTGCATGATTGCACAGAGATTTATTGGCTGTGCGAAAACTTCAACGGCATGACCGATGATGAGCTGCAGGAGTTCCTAGTCAAGCTGAATCTGTACCACATTGCAGGCGCAGACACCAGCGAGGGCGGCAAGATCACCCCCTACACCACCGAGATTCCTGTGACGGCCCGGCAAACCCTGTTGGAGCTGCTCCACGCCCGGGTCTATGAGGACTTCGGCGGCCTGGACGTGCATTGCGTCAGCGCAAACAGCACCAACGACCATTTGGATGCGGCCTATGAGCCCATGAACCAGAACGCAGACGACTTCGAGGCACAGATCAAGCCTTTTGTTCGTCAAATCTGTGCGCTGGCTGGCTTTGGCAGCGCAACGCCGACGTTCAACCGGAACCGGATTGTGAACACCGCCGAGCAGGTCAGCACAGTAATCTCCGAGGCGGCGATCATTGGGCAGGACATGGCCATTGACCTACTGCCAAACCTGACCCCGGAGCAAAAGGAAAAGGCCAGGGCCTCCCTGATGGCGGAAAGCGCAGCACGGGAGACCGTGGGCGAGGAGGAAGACACCGATGAAAAAAAACAGCAAAATTTATGATCCTCTGGGAAGATTGATCGATGTGATGCTTTTCGTCGCTGATTTTGCCATTGTGGCTGGGTGCTTTCTGGCTGTTGCGCAGGCGATTGGCTTATGACTGAACGTGACCGCATCTCTACCCGCCAGCTGAACCGCTTGCGCCGCCGCATTTTGCGGGTATACGGCACTGCCCGCCGGGAGATGACCGAGCAGCTCACCGAGTTTCTGGGGAAGTACCGAGCGTTGGACGAGCGCAAGCGGGCGCAGCTGGATGCGGGCGAGATCACCGAAGAGGATTACCGCATCTGGTTACAAAATCAGGTCTTTCAGTCCGATTTGATGCGGGCAAAGCTGGACGGCATCACCCAGACTTGCACCACAGCCCAAGAGACGGCCTACAAGCTGGCCCGGGACGAGCAATACAATATCTTTTCCTTTGGCGCAAACTGGGCTTTCTATGAGCTGGAACAGGCCGCAGGCGTGACGTTCGGGCTGACCCTGTACAACACCGAAGCGGTCAAGCTGCTGCTGAAAGAGAACCCCCGCATGGTGCCAAACAAGCGCATCAAGAGCGAGAGCAACCGCACCTATGACGCCCGGGTGTTCAACCGCTACGTCATGCAGGGCATCGTGCAGGGCAAGAGCGTCCACGACATCGCCGTGCAGGCCGTCAACGGCATGGCTGATACGGAGATCCACTGGGCCATGAACAACGCCATCACAGCCCTTACCAGCGCCCAGAACGCCGGGGCTTTGCAGCAGATGCACAACGCCCAGGCTTTGGGCATCGAGGTCAAAAAGCGGTGGAACTCCACTCACGACTACCGCACCCGTGAGATGCACCGCCTGCTGGATCAGCAGACGGCAGAGCTTGACGAGCCTTTCAAGGTCATGGGTTACGAAATTCAGCGCCCCGGCGACCCCAACGCGGCCCCGGAGATGGTCTACCACTGTCGCTGTGTGCTGTCCTCTGCGCTGGGTAAGTACCCCCGGCAGAACGCCATGCAGCGGGACAATGTGACCAAAGAGACCACCTCCGTCATGGATTACACCGAGTGGTATAAGGCTAAGGGCGGCACCGAGGCCGAGCAGATGTGGTGGGCGGAAGAGCGCGAGAGGAAGAGGGGATGAACTGTGATCTTGCCGATGGAAAACACCGAAAAGATGATTTTTCCGGGCGTGGGCAAGTATGGCATCCCTGAAATCAAGCCGGAAACGGACATCCGCATTGACAAGCTGGAATGGATCCCGGTCAATTATGCGCTGACAGCCAAAGACAAGGCCACAAAAGGCGTGCATTTTTACAAGGACGATTACCAGTTTGAACGGTTTTGGAACAACCCTGACAAATACATTCCCCTTTTGCAGCAGTTCGGCGCGGTATGTTCGCCGGATTTTTCGCTTTACAGCGATATGCCGCTTGCTGTACAGCTTTTCATGCACTACAAAAAGCACTGGCTGGCTGCATACTGGCAGGCGCACGGCATCCACGTCATTCCAACGCTCTGCTGGTGCGGTGAGCAAAGCTATGATTGGTGCTTTGATGGTGAGCCTAGAAACGCCATCGTGAGCATTTCGAGCCACGGCACACAATCTGACCCATACGAAGCAGAGTGCTTTGCCAAACACTGCCGCAAGGCGCTGGAAGTGCTGCAACCAAGCGGTATTTTGTGGTACGGCAAGTGTCCGGCAGAATTTGACTGGAACGTGACCAAAATCAAGCCATTTCAATACGAGAGGAGGCATTACCGTGAGTAAACGAGGTTCGGGCAGCTCTGCGAGAGCGGGCGGCGGTGGATCTGGAGAAAAAGAAAAAGAGCTTTTTACCGTTGGGAAAGACGGTGTGCGTGTCTACGATGATTTGGAAACCGATTCAAAAACTGGTTGGCTGAGCGAACATAGCACATCGGCCGTAAAAGCTTTTAGAAGCCTGAGCGATGTTCATTGCAATTGGAACAAAGGCTTTGATGTTCTTGATGGGGACAAAAAACCGGTGCACATGAAAAGAAGCCAGCAATGGGACTACCTGAAAAACCAGAATATAAATTCTTTCATTTTACGAGTTCCAGAAGGCGACAAAAAAAGAGCCTTAAAACAGATGGAAGACTACGGGTATCACGTTGTTGCAAAATTGGCATCGAATTCAAAAGATAAGCGAATTTTTGATGATAACGAGTTTTATATGTCCAAAAAGAAAATGCAGCGGCTTGGCTTGGATTTCAAGGTGGAAACCTACTGGAAAAAAGGATGGAAAGGCTGATGCATCGTGAACTTTAACTACGACATCAAATTCACCGACAACACCCCGCAGCTGCATGAAGCTCTGAACTCGTGGGCAGAGCGGGTGCTGACCATCTGGGGCATGACGGTGCAGGACTACGCCCAGCTGCTTGTGCCCACAGGCACGGAAGACAGCACGGGCATTGAGGGCTATGTGGGCGGTGCGCTCAAGCAGAGCCTGACCTTTGCCATCGACCTCGCAAAAAAGACCGTGACCATCGGCAGCAATCTGTTTTACAGCATGTATGTGGAGTTGGGCACAGGCATCTTTGCTGAGAAGGGAAACGGACGCAAAACGCCGTGGGTCTGGAAGGACTTCAACGGCAAATGGCACTTTACCCGGGGCATGGCTCCCCGTCCGTTCCTCCGCCCGGCGGTGGAGGATCACATTGACGAGCTGCGAGAGATCGCGGTAGAAGAAGGAAACAAGGAATGAACGAAGAAAAGAACACTTGCTGCAACTGCTGCTGGCATGATGAATTTTCGTGGGTCTGTTTCAACGGCGGCTCTGAGCGGGCAGCTGATTTTACGGACCCGGAGGATACTTGCCCAGCATGGAAGGCAAGATTAGAAGAAGACAAGGGGGAATAAGCATGAACCCGTCTCCGCAAGAATTGAGAATCGTTCAGGCGATGATTTGGACGATCATGTTTTTTCTCTGGAATTTTGGCGTTTTCACAGCACTCGGTATTGCAGGGAGAGAGCCAAAGTGGATTACCGTTGTTGGTATTGACGTTTTAGTTGCTATCGTCTTTCTGACATTCTATTGGATTCTCTAAAAACCAAATACTCAGCGGTTGGCGCACAGCGTCAGCCGCTTTTTTATGCCGTTTTCGCTCAATGGTAGAGCTGCTGATTTGTAACCAGCGGACGCGGGTTCGATTCCTGCAGACGGCACCACACCGGCAGCACGTCCGGCAAATAAACCTTATTGCCAAGCATGGCAGCCCGAGCATGGGCAGAAAGGACTATCACATGGCACTCAAAAGAGCTGACATCCGCACGATTCTGGAGAACCCCGAAACCTCCAACGATGACAAGGCCAAGGCCATTCTGGACGCCCTGCACAAGGAGACGGACGAACTCAAAGACCAGCTGGATGCAGAAAAAACAGCCCGCACACAGGCCGAGAAAGACCGGGATGCAGCCAACGGCGGCAAGCAGGCCGCTGAAAAGGCGCTGACCGACTACAAGGCCCAGCAGACCCAGAAAGACACCCACGCAGCCAAGGAAGCCAAGTTCCGGGAGCTGCTGAAGTCCGCCGGGGTACTGGACAAGTATGCTGATCGGGTCGTGCGGCTGTCTGGCGAGGATATCGACAAGCTGGAGCTGGACGATAAAGGCGAGGTCAAGGACGCCAAGAAGCACGCCGACAGCCTGAAAGCTGATTGGAGCGACTTCGTAGGCACTACGATCACCACCGGCGCAAAGGTGGACACCCCGCCCACAAACACCGGCTCCAAAATGACCAAAGACCAAATTTTTGCAATCAAGGACGCTGGCGAGCGCCAGGCGGCCATTGCAGCAAATGCCGACCTGTTTACAGGCGGCGGAAAGGAATAACATATGGCAGCAAAAGAAGGTATCACCATGACCACCGATATCACCGTAGCCGCGCGTGAAATCGACTTTGTGACCCGTTTCCAGCGCAACTGGGACCATCTGCGCACCATTCTGGGCATCATGCGCCCCATCCGGATGCAGCCTGGCACCGTGCTCAAGAGCAAGTATGCACAGGGCACCCTGCAGAGCGGCACCGTGGGCGAGGGCGAAGAGATCCCGTTCAGCAAGTACACCGTCAAGGAGAAGGAGTACGGTAAGATCACCATCGACAAGTACGGCAAGTCTGTCACCCTTGAGGCAATCCAGAATTACGGCTACGATGTCGCCGTGCAGAAGACCGATGATGAGTTCCTGTACGACCTGACCGCTCTGGTAACGGATAAGTTCTACAAGTTCCTGAACACCGGCACCCTGAAGGGCACTCCCAAGACCTTCCAGATGGCGCTGGCACATGCCAAGGGCGCGGTCGAGAACAAGTTCAAGACCATGCATCGCACCGTGACCGGCGTTGTTGGCTTTGTCAACGTGATGGACGTGTACGACTATCTGGGCAATGCCAATATCACCGTGCAGAACCAGTTCGGCTTCCAGTATATCAAGGACTTCATGGGCTACAACACCATCTTCCTGCTGTCCGACAGTGAGATTGCGAAGGGAAAGGTTATTGCCACCCCGGTAGACAACATCGTCATGTACTATGTGGATCCTGCGGATAGCGAGTTTGCCCGCGCAGGTCTGGTCTACCGGACCGCAGGCGAGGCAAGCAACCTCATCGGCTTCCACACTCAGGCAAACTACAGCACCGCAACCTCCGAGAGCTACGCCATTATGGGCGTGACCCTGTTTGCTGAGTATCTGGACGGTATCGCTGTCGAGACCATTACCCCGGGCGAGTAATCGCCCCTTTGTAAGGAGGACGCCCCATGACTGTACCGGAGCTGTGCGTCTACACGCACAATTTCTTTGACCGGGCGGACGACCCCATTGCTGGGGAGTTCGCCTTTGAGCCGGATACCGTGCCCGCCGGGGTAGTGCCGGGGCAGTATTTCCTTGTGTGCGGCTCCATCTTCAATGATGGCGTGCACATGGCCGGAGACGGAGACCTCACCGCCGAGACCTTCACCGGCACAGTGCAGCCCATGCGGGTTCCGCCTGACTTCGTGGCGCTGGCTGAAAAAATCGACGCATACGACAAGGCGCTCCCGTCCGGCGGCGTGTATGTGTCGCAGTCCTTTGCCGGGTGGTCCGGCACAATGGCTACAGGCGCGGACGGGATGCCCGCTGACGGCAAGACCCGCTATAAATCCGAGATCAATCAGTGGAGGAAGATGTGACATGGTCAATCCGTTCGCTGCATCCACCGTGATGCAGAGCTTTACCAAAAAATACCGCTTTCAGACCCGCAGTTATGAGCCGGACGGTGTGGGCGGCTTTGTTTCCGGCTGGACGGACGGCCCAGAGTTTGAAGCCGTGGAGCGCCACGACACCACCGTGGAAGCTCAGGTGGCAGAGCAGGCCGACACGGCATCTACTTACACGCTGCTTGTTGGCACCGGTGTTCCGCTGGCCTTCCCGGACTACATCAAGCGGGTGGACGGCGGGCAGACCTTCCAGATCACCAGCACGGCAGATGAGGGCAAAGCCCCGCCGGAATCCGGCATGGGACTGCGAGCCGTCAAGTGCAAAAAGGCGGTGCTGCCGTGATGGGCCCGTCTGAGAGCATCAACCGGGCACTGAACACGTTTTTCAACGGCTTTGGAATCCCGGGCTATCTGGAAGATAACATCCCTCCTGCCGCTTCACTGCCCTATCTGACCTACAAGCCCACCATCCCCGGCGGGTGGAACGAAACATCATCCTTCCACGCCCGGCTGTGGTACCCAAGCAAGGGCGGCAGGGCCCCCATCCTGCAAACCGAAGATACGATCGGCGCGGCCCTCGAGGACAGCATAACGCTTTCCTGCGAGGGCGGCGCTATTCTTTTGCGCAAAGGCACCCCGTGGGCACAGCCCCTCGACAACCCGCCTGAAGGGTACCTGTGCGAGTACCTGAATTTTGAGATCACGCAGCTATGCGAGTAAGGAGAATTATGGCAAGAAAATTTACCAAAATTTCCGCAGAAGCATTCAAGTCCATGCAGATCAACGCGGGCCTTGTGCTGAACAAGTTCGACACTGAGGGCCAGACCGCCGTTGCTGATGCCGACATCATCTGCGCAACCACTGGCGGCATCACCGCAACCTGCACCCCCAACATCACCGACCTGGGCGAAGATGTGGACAACTGCCAGAAGAACACCGTGGAACTCATGGAAATTGAGGACTACGACTGCACGCTGGCCTTCACCGCGCTGAATACCTCCGCCGAGGTCATCCGCATGGCGCTGGGCGCAGCGGACGTGGCCGGGGGCAAGGTAACGCCCCGCATGACGTTCAAAACTGACAAGACCACGGGCGACTTCAAAACCATTTGGTTTGTGGGCGACCTCATCGGCGGCGGTTATGTGGCTGTTCGGCTGGACAACGCAATCAGCACGGGCGGCCTGTCCCTCAAGACAACTGACAAGGGCAAGGGCAATGTGTCCGTCACCCTGACGGGCTGTGTCCGAATGGGAGACGAGACCGTCCCCATGGAGTTCTTTGTGAGTGAAGACGCGGCAGCATAAGGAGGACAACGTATGAAAACCCTGAACCAGATGGACGAAACCGAGTTTCTGCGCCGCTGCTGGCTGATCGCAGACGCCGTTTCCGACCTTTTGGAGAAATCCAAGGTGGCGGAGCTGCGTAAGGTGATGCCGGTCCTGACCGGCAAGGAAACCCCGGAAGAGCTGGCACAGAAGAAGGATGAGCAGGCCAAGAAGAACATCAAGGCCATGGCAAAGAGCCTGCTTTTCGACAACGCAGAGGGCACTGCAAAGCTGTTGCCCCTGCTGTATGAGCCGGACGTGGACGAGGACGGTACGCCCGAAACCATGACGCCGTTCAAGACCCTGCGCGTCATCACCGCCACCGTGGAGGATAAGGACGTGCTGGATTTTTTGTCCTCGTTGGTGAGGTTGGCGCAGACGGATATCGACGCTTAACCTCCACCATCCGGCTGGATATGCTGCGGCTGATCGGCAAGCCGTACATTGCGCAGCACTGCATTACAGCTCTGCGGCAGGAGCAAATCGCACTCAGCTACCGGGCATATATGACCGACGCACTGGCCGTTCTGGCTGGTGAGCAAGAGCGTTGGTATGACAGTGTAGAGAGCCTTGTGGACAGCAGGCCGAAACCGCAGCAATCCCCGGAAGAAATCAAGACCCGCATTCTGAACGGCCTGAGAGGAGGTGAAACAACCTGAAACTTTTTGAATTGAGCGCCACCCTCGGGCTGGACGACAGCGCCTACCGGCAAGGCGTGGAAGAGGCAAAGTCTCAGACTAGGGACGCCGTCTCCACCATGATGAAAGATTATAATCGGCTGTACAGCGAGGTCATTCACCTTACGGCAGCCTACCAGAAATCACGGAGAGAGACCGGGGAAGCCTCCAAAGAAACTAAGGAATTTGCCCAGAAGCTGAAAGAAGCTCAGGCCCAACTCAATACCACGGCACAGGGACTGAAAACTGCGGAAGGGTACATGAACAGCTTTGGGGACGCCACATCGGGGTCCAGCAAGTCTCTGGCCGGTGCTATTGCACAAGGCACGATCATGGCGGGCCTTTTCTCAAAACTCAGCTCTGCCGCTCTTGCCGCTGCGAAAAGTTTCATTCAGTCTGGCATCGACTACAACGCCCAGATCGAGAAATACACCACCGGCTTTACCAATATGCTGGGCAGCGCGGAAGCTGCACAACAAGCCATGGCAAAGATTCAGGAGGACGCCGCCCGCACCCCGTTCAACGTCGAAGCTCTGACGCAGGCAAACCAGCTGCTTATCAGCGCGGGTGAAAACGCCGGGTATTCCGAAAAGGTCATTCTGGCACTTGGCAACGCAGTCAATGCGGCAGGCGGCGGCAATGCGGAACTGTCCCGCATGGCGCAGAACCTGCAGCAGATCGCCAACGTTGGCAAGGCTGCAAGCATTGACATCAAGCAGTTTGCTTATGCAGGCATCAACATCTATCAGGTTTTGGCCGACTATACCGGTAAATCGGTGCAGGAAGTCCAGAACATGACCATCAGTTATGACTTGCTGTCTCAGGCTCTTATCGCAGCCAGCGAAGAGGGCGGGCGCTACTACGGTGCTATGGAGACACAGAGCCAGACCATGAATGGGCGCATGTCTACCCTGCAGGACAATGTCAAGCAGCTGGCGGGATTGCTGACCGGCGATTTATCCAGCGGCGTCGGCGTTGTAATCGGCAATCTGAACGACATGCTCGTCGCAGCACAGGAAGCCTACAAAACCGACGGGTGGATTGGTCTTGCGGGCGCAATTACCGGGTTGAGCGGCCCAATTTCGTCCGTCAAATCCTGGTTTGAGGGCTTTGCTTCCAGTGCCTCCACCTGGCTGGACAAGCTGAGCTATAAGCTCAATCGCTTTCTGGGGAAAGCGGCCACAGCGGATTACGACACATACGAGGAGTATGCAGACGCAAACCTCCGCCAAAGCAACCGCGACCGCTTACGGCAGCAAGCTCTTGCAGGCGTTGGCGTCAGCAATAAGAGCTGGTCCCAGCGGCAGGCGGAGTTGGCGGCAGCCAATGGCAACGGGGGCAGCTCCATCGTCACCACAGGCAGCGGCTCTTCCGGCAGAAAAAAATCCGGCTCCAAGTCCACCACCGAAACGGTCATTTCATCCATCTCCAGCACGGCTACCACCACCGCGCAGAATGCGCTGGGTACCGTGACCACCAGCATCCAGACCCTTGCCGAAAAGGTCAAGGACAGCTCCGGCAAGATCAAAGACCGCATCACCGAGACCACCACCACGACCGGCAAGGAGATGGTGAACGGTGTTGCCACGACCTTTAAGCAGGTCGAGACCAAAGTCAACGGCACGGTCACAAAGGTCACAAAGACCTATGACGACATGTCAAAAACGCTGCTGGGCACCTTTACCAACGTCTCGGAAACCACCTTTGACGGCATCACCACAAAGGTGCAACAGGCGGTGGAAAAGTACGCGGACGGCAGCGAGCATATCAAGAAAACCGTCACAGAGACCGGCCAGCGCGTCGGCGAGAACGGCGCGGAGACCTACGAGAAGATCATCACCTACATCGACGGCGTTCAAGACAAGGTGAACGAGACCTCTACTCTTATCGACAAGAGCGTAAAGGGCACCCAGAGCCGCATTGACCAGCAGCTGAGTGAGGCTTCCGGCCAGCTGGATAAGGGCATTTTCGGGCTGGTAAAAAGCGCCTTTAGTGACGCCAAAAATGGCGACTGGGGCGGTCTCGCTCTAGATTTTGTCAATCTAATCTGGGGCGAAGTGTCGCAGGGCCAGCGCGAAACAATTTCCAAGTGGTTTGACAACGCCCTTGCCGCCGTGAACGAATCTTACTATGGCGGTGGTCTGAAAAGTGCATTTACCGCGGTGGAAAGCCTGTTTAAAGGCGGCATTGTGCCGGGCGTAAACAACGCCACGACGGCAGTTGATTCCTTCTCTAAGGTCGTGAGCGGGCTTGCGAGCTCTGGCGGCGTTGGCGGCGCACTTGGCAGCGTTGTGCAGGGTTTTTCTGGTATGGCTGGCGGCATCACGTCTGCGCTTGGCACTGTGGTGTCGTTCATCTCTGCAAACCCAGTCCTTGGCGTCATTCTCGGCGTTGGCGCTGTGGGTGCTGTAGCTGGCGGCATCGGGCTTTCGCTGTGGGCAAAAAACAAAAAGAGCAAAGACCCGGTCAATAATTACAAGAGCCCGTTTGACGATGTGGGCGTTTACGACAGCCTGAGCGAGTTTTCTACGCGGTCTGCGATGCAGTACCGCGTGATCGGACAGAGCAGCCACGCAGACAAGCAGACCAGCATTCTGGAGCGCATCGAGGAGCTTCTGGACGAGCATCTGCCTGCCATTGGCACCGGTCAGGTGGTCATGGATTCCGGCGAGCTGGTGGGCGTTATTTCGCCCAGGATGGCACAAAATGTTGACGCGCGCATCGGTGTGACCGTGACGCGGAAAGCGAGGGGTGTGTAATGGGCAAACTTTTGGGCGCACAAATTGGCAACTTCCACACCCTGAAAGACTGGAAGCTGTATCTCAAGGTCGGAAGCCCCAAAATCGGCCCTGCTGAGGTAGATGACTACCTTGTGCAGGTGCCGGGGTCTGATACCCTGCTCAACCTGACCAGTTCTTTGGACGGCAGGCCACACTACAAAAAGCGCACCATTACCATGGAGCTCAAGTGCACCGCACCGAAAAATCAGTGGGAGAACCTCTACAGCACTATCGCAAACGCCATCCACGGGAAATGGCTCCAGTGTAAATTCGACAATGACCCCAGTTTTTACTGGGAGGGCCTGTGGGAGGTGTCCGTCATCAAGGACGCATTATACTGTGTGTTTACGATTACAGGCACTTGCGACCCCTTCAAACGAAGTGTATACGACGGCTCTGATGACTGGCTGTGGGATGACCTTGTATTTGATACGGCGATTATCCGCAATTATACGGATATCCAGCTCAAAGCCAACGAGGACATCACCGTAACCGTCACCGGTGCACCAAGAGCGGCTGGCATCTACTTCAAGCGCAGTGAGGACGCTGCCGACATTGCGGTGTCTCTCAATGGCCTTGAGGTTGGCATCCTTGCAAAGTCTACAGAGTGGCAGTACATTGAGGGCTTGCATATGCCGGATGGCGTTGTAGGTACTCTCATCTTTGCGGCGTCTGCGGATTGCAGCATCAGCATCCGATATCTGGGGGGCAGCTTATGAGCTACAAAGTTTATGCGGGCGTCCAGACCGGCGTTGACGTGTGGAAGACAAAGACCTGCATTTACGACCCAACGGACTACACGGACACAAAAAAGCTCATCAGTCCAACTTTGACACGGGAGGTGAGCAAGGCCGGTAGCTTGGAATTCACCCTGCCGCTTGGCAATGTGGCCCACTCAGCTTTGCAAAAAATGCGCACGACCGTGTCCGTAGAGCAAGACGGTGTGCGCATCTGGGAGGGCAGGCCCATGAGCCATGAGCAAGATTTTATGCTGCGTCAAAAAGTCTTTTGCGAGGGAGAGCTGGCCTACCTCAACGACAGCTCCGTTGCGCCATATACAGCCAAAGACGTGACGATCAAGCAATTTCTTTCGTTCCTGCTGGAAAATCATACCGGCATGGTGGACGCATACAAGGCGTTTACCTGTGGAAATGTTGGCTTTCCGAGCACCAGCGTGGTGGTTCCAGAACTGCATAACTGCGTGATGAAACTAGACTACATGGCAGGTACTCCGGACAGTGACGGCGATTATATGTATGAATATGGACTTTATACCTCATCCGGCGTTCAACTTGTGAGCCAATATGAAGCTGGCTTCTCGGATGACGACACGGCCCCGGATCCATCTGCGTACAGATGGACGCTGAATGAAAAGCATGCAGATTCTTCCATAAACGGGTATATCTGGCGCACAGGAAACGGCCTGTTTTCCGTGAGCGTAAATGTGGCCCTGCCCTTGGACGGAGATGGCCAGACGCACGAAGCTACGCAAAGAACGGTTACGCCGGATATCACATGCGCCACGCACTCAAAATCCCTTCCGCCTGAGACGGAATACGATCTCAAAGACACGGTCTCGAAAAATTGGAAAATCGAAAAGCAGGGAGACGGCTATGCCGTCTTGTTCAACGGTGCAGCCCTGCCGGATTCTTCCGTGGTCCGTTACGATTCTGCGCCACGGTACACCTTTGGCGATGGACGAAATTTTGGCGTTACATGGGATGTCATCCAAAATGAGCTTGTGGATGTATACGGCGGTTATCTGATCGTCCGGCACGAAAACGGGGCCCGGTATCTGGACTACGTCCGGGAAGTGCAGGAGAAAAACGGGCAGCCCATCGCATTCGGCACAAACCTGCTCGACCTGAGCAGCTACGTCAAAGCAGAGGATATTGTCACCCGCGTCATTGCCGTCGGAAAAAAGAAATCCGGCTGGTTTTTGTGGGAGAAAACCAACACCATCACGGCAACCGCTAACGACGCCACCGCGCAAAAGCTGTTTGGCATCATCGCGCGGGTCATTGTGCAGGACGGAACCGAAAACACAACGCAGTCGCTTCTGGATGCCGCAAACGCGGAGCTGTCCAAAAACTTGCGTTACCTTGACGGAATCACGGTAAAGGCTGTGGACCTCAAGGATGCCGGCGTGGATATCGCCCGCCTTGGCTTTGGCAAGATGACACACATCTACTCCAACCCGCACGGGGTGAACACCTGGCTTTTGTGCTCTAAGCTTGTGGAGCCTTTGGACGCGCCGGACAAAAAAGAATTCACGCTGGGCATTGATTTCTCCAGCGTCAGCGACTTGCAGGCCCTGAGCGCACGAAAAGCCAGTGACGCCTATGACCTGAGCCGCTCGCTGAAGGGCTATGCATCCGCAAAGGGGTGATAAATTGGATAAGACATTTGACGAAGCAATTTCCGAAGTCCGCAATGCAGAACGCGGCGTGGAAGTACGGGAAGCCCTTGCACAGGGCTTTGAGTATGTGAAGCAGTATGGCGAAGCTGTTATCGCGCGGCAGGAAGAAGCTGTTCAGAGTGCGGAAACAGCCACAAACGCGGCGGCAACTGCCACAGCACAGGCCGCAGCAGCAGCCAAGACAGTCAAAGACGCCACTGCAAGCGCCATAAGCGCAGCGCAAGAGCAGGCAGGTATTTCGACATCGAAAGCCGAGGAATCTGCTTCCAGTGCCGAAGAAGCAGCGGCCAGTCAAACTGCTGCCGCGTCTAGTGCATCTGCCGCAAAGGCCAGCGAGGAAGCAGCTGCAAAGAGTGCCGCCGACGCAAAGGCTATCGTGTCCACTGACACGACCCTGACCGTATCGGGCGCACCGGCTGATGCAAAAGCGACCGGCGACGCCCTGGCTCAGAGGTACACCAAGGCCCAGGCCGACGCCAAGTTCGGCACGCCGTACACCCTGCCGCCCGCCACAGCAGACCAGCTGGGCGGCGTGAAGGTGGGCGACTATCTGGACATCGCTGCGGACGGCACCCTGAGCGGCAAGACGCTGTATGACACCATCGCGGCCAGTGTGGCGGTCAAGTCGGAGGCGCGGCTGGTGTGGAGCGGAAAAACAACGATTGGGAGGAGAAAAACTGAGACAATTAACGTTCAGGACGGTGTAGATTACGTTAACCTCCGCGTAAACGAAGCTGATTTTAATCTTACCCCTGGTATGACATATGAAGCTCACATTTCTAGCGCGGGAAGTCTCACGGTCACAGTATTATTTTCGGCCGACAAAAAAAGGCTTGAATGTACCCTTACCAATACGCTGAATACTGTATCGGTTGTATTCACCGGCTACCACTACCCCACCTTGGCAGAGCTGCTGACCGAGACGCAGGCCGCCCAGGCGGACACGGACGCCCTGGCGGTAGATCAGGAGTACCGCGTCGCCCTGCTGGAGCTGGGACTGACCGATGACACCACCACTGACACAAGAACCACATAAGGAGGTAAAAACTATGTTGTATCGTATCTGTAAACGCCTGATCGAGCGCGGCCAGACCACTGGCCTTGCGGACAAGCTGGACGTGTTCTACGCCATTGGCCGCATCACCGAGGCCGAGTACAAGGAGCTGATCGAGCTGCTGGAGGACAAGACCGGCAATAAGAACAAGGAGGCTTAAATGAGTAAAACAATCATGGACGTTTCCCGCTGGCAGGGCAACATCGACTGGGACAAGGTCAAGGCCAGCGGCAAGGTGGACGGTGTGATGCTGCGGGCAATGGGCAACAGCAAGACAGGCGCACCCAGCAAGCCGTATCTGGACCCTACCTTTGCCCGCAACTACACGGAGTGCACTCGGTTGGACATCCCGGTGGGCGTGTATGGCTACTTCAAGGCCGTCAGCCGAGCAGAAGCTGACAAGGAGCTGGCCCTGCTGAAAAGCGCCCTGATCGGCAAGACGCTGCGCCTGCCGGTGGCTGTGGACGTCGAGGACGCGTTGCCCGCGAAGCTTAGCAAAGAGGTGCTGACCGACCTGACCGCTTACGAGCTGAAAACGGTGCAGGACTGGGGATTTTACTCTATCTTGTACACCTACCTGAGCTATGCAGACAAGCACCTTTACATGACCGGCGCGGCGCTCAAGCCCTATGATGTGTGGCTGGCGGCCTACCGTAGCCAGAAGCCCGCCACGGTATACCCCTATGGGATGTGGCAGCATACCAGCTCCGGCAGCGTGCCGGGCGTTGCAGGCAATGTTGACCTGTCCATTGCTTACAAGGACTATACCAGTATCATTTGCAAGAAGGGCCTGACCCGTCTCCGGGAGGGCAAATGACCGAAAAAGAAGCTCTACTGTGGGTGCTGGGCATCCTGGGCAGCCTGTGCGCTGCGGTCATCACCATCGACAAGGTGCTGGACATCATCCACAAGTACGTCAAAAATGCACAGGCCCCCGACGATGCGCAGAACAAGCGGCTTGACGAGATGGACAAGCGCTTGCAAACGTTAGAAACGGGCTATGCGCAACATTCTTTGGCGCTTGGGCGCGATTTGTCCCGCTTCGGGGAAATCGACGAAGTAAACCGCCTGACGCTTGAAGCCGTTCGTGCCCTGCTGGAAGCACAGCTGACCGGAAACAACGTGCCCGCTATGCAGGCCAGCAAGGAAAAAATCGATAATTACCTCATGGAAGGAGTAACGAAACATGGAAGCAATGCTTAATTTCATCCCCGCACCCGTCGCAATCGTTCTCATCATCGTCGGCTTTGTGGCTCTGGCAGTCGGCGCTATCCGCATGGGCTATAAGCAGCTGGTCAAAGATCTGGCCTATGACCTCGTGTGCAAGGCCGAGGACAGCATCATGGGCAGCGGTCAGGGCGCGAAGAAAAAGAAGCAGGTCTTTGACGCGCTGCGTGCGGCCTGCCCTGCATGGCTGAAGCCTATCATCACGGATGAAGTGCTTGACGCGGTGATTGAAAAGGCCGTGAGCCTGATGAAGAAGGCACTGGAAGAAAAGAAGCCTACCATCAACAAGGAGTAACCCATGATCGAGCAAAGCGTATCTCTCGCATCCAATGGCGTCGTCAAAGTGCCGGGCTATGAGCAGCTGGTGCGCTTTGGCTACACAAAAAACCGGGGCGTGTACCGCCTTGCCGTCACTGCCGCCGGCGAGTGGGAGGGCCTGACCATCCGGGCGTTCTGGCACCTGCCGGGCGGCGGGGCACCGGCGTCCTCCCTGGTGGTGGACGGCTATGTGGCCGTGCCCGCCAGCGTGACCGTACAGCCTGGTGATGGCTGCATCACCTTTGAGGGAAGCGACGGCACCCGCACGGTGACAAGTGCAGATCTGCGGTATCGTGTCAGTGCCAACTCTGGCACAGAGGATGGCACAGAGCCGGAGCCGGGCACCCCTGCCTGGCAGGAGCTGGTGGGGGCCGTTCATACCGATGCCACCGCCGCAGAGCAGGCTAAGACCGATGCCCAGACCGCCGCCAGTGAAGCAGCCACCAGTGCGGGCAATGCAGCCCAGAGCGCTCAGGAAGCCGCTGACAGCTTACAGGAGCTGAAAGACGGCATTGCCGCTGGTAACTTCAAAGGCGAGAAGGGTGACAAGGGCGACACTGGCCCCATCGGCCCGGTCGGCCCGCAGGGTGAGCAAGGCCCTCAAGGCCCCACAGGCGCTATGGGTGCCACTGGCCCACAGGGTGAAACTGGTCCTCGTGGCGAGCAGGGGCCACAGGGTATTCAGGGCGAGCGCGGCCCGCAGGGTGCGCAGGGGCCGCAGGGCGAAAAAGGTGACACTGGGCCACAGGGGCCTAAAGGCGACCCCGGCCCGGCAGGTGCAGACGGCAAAGATGGCATACAAATTGATGATACCACTGTGGGCCCCGACGCATGGAGCAGCAAGCACATCGTGGATATGCTCTGCCCGCCCATCTCTGAGACCGGCAACCCGGTGCAGTGCTACCCTGTGGAAAATTATCCGCTGGGGGTGACTGCCAGCTGGGAACCTGTGCAGGAGGGCAGCGGTGAGCCAAGTCCGGACAACCTCCGGCCTATCCACGGCAGGACGCGGGTAAATGTCGAACGGAGCGGGGAGAATCTGCTGAATATCGCTCCGTTTACCAAGCTGACAAATCAAGGCGTCACCTATGAGTATGTAGCCAACGGCGGCGTACATATTTCTGGCACCGCATCGGCTAATGTGGTTAGCCCAATGTTTTCGGTTTGGTATCTGCCGCCCGGGAAATACTACGCGTCAGATTCGGGTGAAGGAATTGGCGCTAGTATTGTGGTGCAGAGAAATGGTAGAAACGTTTGGCTAAGCACCAAAGGCACTTTTGTGATTTTGGCTGGGGACGTAATTAAGTTTTGGTGCTTGAGTGTGAATAGCGGCATAACTGTTGACAAGACGCTATACCCGTACATTGTCCCTGGCACCACTGCCCCCACCACCTACGCCCCTTACACCGGCCAAACCGCCACCCTCACTCTGCCCCGCACCATCTACGGCGGCACGGTGGATGCAGTGACGGGAGAGGGGCAGGAAACGTGGAGACTTGTGACGCTGGATGGGACGGAGAGGTGGATACGACAAGACAACGCAACAAATAATTATTCTTGTAGCATCAAACCTGTTGCAAACAGCTTAACGAATTGTTTGTGCAGCATGTTCCAGTGGAAAATGTATGCTTACGCGAGTAATGGAAATGAAGGATATTTTGCGTTTGAAAGCAGCGGGGAAAGAGTGAATTTTTGCGTTACTGAAACGTGGGAGACAGTAGATGCTTGGAAATCCTACCTCGCCGCCCAGTATGCGGCAGGAACCCCCGTGCAAATCGCATACAAGCTGGCAACACCTGAACCTTTCACCGCCACAGGAGCACAGCCTATCCCTGCCCTCCCCGGCGTGAACACCCTGATGACCGATGCCGATGCCTTGACCGTGACAGGCAGAGCAGACCCCATCAAACGCATTACTGACCTTGAGGACGCAGTAGCGTCCATGACAACGACCTAAAGGAGGACTGACTATGGCAATCAAAAGCAAATCTCGCCATGACCTGACCCTGCGCTCCATCAAGCGGGAAATCGCCGCAGGACGCGATGTTGCGTTCTGGCTGGATAAAGCATATATGCACTACGACAACGGACTGCTGACCGCAGATGACATCGCAGAGGTGGAAGCCCTTGCACAGGCGTACTACGACGCTCTGGACGCGGAGGAAGCGGCTGACGCTGAGGAAATCACACTGTAAGGAGGATATCATGGCAAGCACTACATACCGCCATCTCGGTGACGTCACCGAGATGTACGCCGCACAAGAACAATTTCGTGACATCACGAAAATGGTGACAAAACGTCACCATTTTGCCGTGCTTGGCAATATGGTGCGCAACGCCGGACAGCTGCCGCAGCCTTTCTGGCTCGGTGCTGCCTGTGGCGGCGGCTCGTGTAGTGCTGCCCACTGCGCTGAAAGGACTTGACAGACAGAAGATGACCGCCGCCATCAAAAACGCACCGCTTGGGAGGGTAGACCGTAAGATAGCCTTACTGCGGTACGTTGAGCGGCTCCCACTGCCGGACATTGCAGCACAGACCCATTACAGCCGGACGGCGATAGGCTACCGGCTGAAAGGTATTGAAAAAATGTTGAATGTGTGATATAATATTTTTACGATCCGAGTGTATGTAGGACGCATGTTTAAGGCTGATTCTACAAACGCAACAAAGCGGCAGGTTATTCCAGAGCTTGCCGCTTTTCTTTTTGCATGAATTGTGGTATAATTATCTCAACAAATCCACCCGGCCTTTCGAAGAAGCGCATTAGGGTGGATATTTGCCAGCTAGCCCAGTGCTTTATCTGGGAATGAAAAAAGCGGTTGCCAGATAGGCGCCGACCAGTCTCCCACCCGCCTACTTACAGTGCGTACCATGCGGGAGACGCAGAAATCCCCCGGTGTTCCGTTTGGAGCATTGGGGGATTTTTTTACTTTTTCTTCAATTCCTCAAGCCTGCTGGAAAGTTCTTCTTCCCATCCTTCATGTTCTTTAAGGTACGGGGCGTAGATCAGTTCTTCGGCCTCTTTGCGGGCCGCAACGGCTTCTTCGATTGTGTCATAGCTGCCGAGATGATATTGCTTGCGTTGGAAATTGATATATGCACGCCATCGACCGTGGCAGTCTTTGCACACACCATTCGCGCCAGAAGTGGAATTTTTATTGATATGGCCTCCGACCGCCCTTGTGCGAATCGACATAAGGGAAGAGCCACCCGCGTAAGCTGTGCTGTGAATTGCCCCGGTTTTCTCTCCAATGTCCCTGTTGCAATCTGCGCAATGCTGGATCAGAGGAAGCCTTGTGATCTTTACGGTGGTTTCCTTCCCACATTTCGGGCAAATAGCACGGCACAGAAAATGACCTGACCTCTTTTCGGGCAAAACTTCCAATACTTTCCATCCGTTGATGACGTGTCCCTCTTTTTCCTTTGCCTTTTTCAGTCTTGCGGTTGTCAGGCCTGGCTTTTGCCCTCGATTCGCGCAAGACAGACAGCTGCGGCTTTTGCCAAGACGCAGGGAGCTGTCATACACGTCTTTTACCACTCCGCACTCACACTGGCATGTGTAGTAGTGCGGCTTTTCAGACGGCGCAAGTACCGTCCACTTTCCAAAATGCTTTCCAGTCAAATCTTCTGCCATAACATTTTCCTCAGATCAGGCCGTAGTGCTCGGCCAGAAGGAAGCGTACATACACCGGGCACTCCCTCTCGCCCAGGCACCAGCCCTGCACCGTGCGGCGCGGGATGCCCGCACCCTTTGCAAAGGCGGTCTGGCTGATGCCGGATGCCACCACCATCTCCCGCACGCTCATGCGGGAGACGTCCCAGAGATGGGACAGGCGGGCGGTCTCGGCGTCCAGATCGGCGCAGCCATCGGAATCGTCCGGGATGCTGAGGGTGACGTTACCGAGAAAAACTTCTTTCGGCTGCTTGGCAGCCATGCCAAAAAGTTCTGCTTTGCTATACATGGTTGACTTCCTTTCTTTCGCATGATAATATGTTCGTGTACCTCCATGGTACGTCTTTCACAAAAGCCCCGTCAGGTGTTCGCTGCACTTGACGGGGCTTTTTTATTTAGTAGATCTCAACGCCCAGTTTTTCGGCGGCGGCTTCAACGACTTCTTCAAACGAGGGGCCGCGATTCGGGTCGTTCCAGTCGTAATCGCCAGCGGATGCAGCTTCCCACTCTTCTTCCATGTCAGCTGCCTTGCACAGCTCGGTGCACAGCTCGCAATCCCAGACATCGGACTTGCGGATGTCAGCGGCGATTTCAATAGCGTTTCTCATAATTTTGTACCTCCATGTTGTTGTGTGTTGGTGTCTTTCACTGTCTTTATTATACGCTCATTGAGCGCAAAAGTCAAGCCTATTTGTAAAATTTTGTGCTCAATGAGCACTTTTTTTCTTTTGGCAGAATAGAGCATTTTTGTCCTTCGTTGGTCGCTCGTTGCCTCTCCCGCCGGGCGGCTCTGCTACACTGGGCGCAAAGGAGGGCGGTCCCGATGTGGCGCAAATTTAACCCAAACCCTCACGGGAGCAGCGTCGGAGATTGCGCCGTGCGTGCTGTAGCGGCTGCCACAGGGCAGAGCTGGGAGCAGGTCTACATTGGATTGGCGCTGACCGGATTTGCCCTCGGCGATATGCCTAGCGCAAACCGCACATGGGGCGCGTACCTTCAAAAGCGCGGGTTTAAGCGCCGTTTGGTGGAGGCAGACTGCACCACCTGTTACACCGTGGCAGATTTTGCCCGGGAGTACCCGCACGGCGTGTATGTGCTTGGCTGCTCCGGGCACGTCCTGACTGTGATCGACGGCGAGTGGTGGGACAGCTGGGACAGTGGCGCAGAATGCCCGATTTACTACTGGTATAAGGAGGAGTAAACGATGCCTTACAATCCGTATGCGTATCAGATGCCGACATACTACGGCCAGCCAATGCCGGACAACCTCACTCAACTCAGGCAGGGAGTGGGCTATCAGTCTCCCATGATGCAGCAGCCGACAGCCCAGACAGCACAGGCTACGCCCTCCATCATCTGGGTGCAGGGCGAGGAGGGCGCAAAAGCATACATGGTTGCCGCAGGAAACAGCGTGCTCCTGATGGACAGCGAAAACAGCGCGTTTTACATCAAAAGCACCGATGCAAGCGGTATGCCGCTTCCCCTCCGGGTGTTTGACTACAAGGAGCGCACCACAGCCGCAAAAACGCCGCCACAAACGGCGCAGCAGTCTGGCGTGGAGTTTGTCACCCGGGCAGAGTTTAACGCGCTGGCAGCCCGCTGTGCGGCGCTGGAAAAGCAAGAGCCCACAAAGCCTGAAACGGAGGCCAAGTAATTATGTCAAACCCTCTTTTTAACGTTCTGAGCGGCGGTATGCCCGCCATGTCCGGCCCTATGGGTCAGTTTGGTCAGCTGATGCAGCAGTTCCAGCGGTTCCGTGCAAACTTTCAAGGCGACCCAAAAGCAGAAGTGCAAAAGCTGCTGCAATCCGGCAAAATGTCACAAAACCAGCTGAACCAATTACAGGCGATGGCGAAACAGTTTCAGCAGTTTCTTCATTAAGTCGTAACCGTGGCCACGGTTCAAGCATAAAAATCATTCAAAACACACGAAAGGAGTACAAAAATGTCTCTTTCTTCCGATTCTGCGGTTCTGACCATGCCTGTTCAGCCCGCAAACACCAATGGCGGCAACGGCTTTGGCTTTGGCAATGATGGCGCATGGTGGATCATCATCCTGTTCCTGTTCGCCTTCTGCGGCGGCTGGGGAGGCAACTGGGGAGGCAATGGCAACACCGGTGCCGGTGTCGTTGACGGCTACGTCCTGACCTCCGATTTTGCCAACATCGAGCGCAAGATGGATGGTATCAACAACGGCATGTGTGATGGCTTCTACCAGCAGGCGCAGCTTGTCAACGGCGTGCAGCAGACCGTGAACAACGGCTTTATGTCCGCAGAGATCAGCCGCGCAAACCAGCAGGCGGCGTTCATGCAGCAGCTGTTTGCCATGCAGATGCAGCAGCAGGAGTGCTGCTGCGAGAACCGCTCTGCCATTCAGGGCGTCAACTACAATTTGGCCACCCAGTCCTGCGAGACCCGGAACACGGTGCAGAACACCACCCGGGACATCATCGACAACCAGAACCAGAACGCCCGCGCCATCCTTGACGCCCTGACCGCACAGCGCATCGAGGCAAAGGACGCAAAGATCGCTGAGCAGGGTCAGCAGCTGTTCGCAGCACAGCTTGCAGCTTCCCAGGCGGCGCAGAATGAGACTCTCAAGGCATACATGAGCGGTCAGCTGGCCTACTACAACCCGCGTCCCGTTCCTGCCTTCCCGGTTCCTGCGCCGTACCAGTACGGTAACTGTGGCACCGGATGCGGCTGTAACGGCTGCGCATAACCGAATCACGGCAACTGACTGCAAATTGTATGTAGTCTGTTCAGCCCCTGAGCTGATTTTGCAAACCAGAGCGCCGGGGCAGCAGTCCCGGCGTTTTTATTATGAAAGGAGCCGATAAAATGGCTGAATTTAGCAACTCTAACACCGTCAGCGTGGCGGCAGGTGAAAACCTTCCCCTGACCGAGACCGCGGTGAAAGCCCCTGCCTGCATCATGCACCGTGAGGGCAGCGGCCTCGTGACCCTGCGCGGTCTGACCAATCAGTGCAGGGCCCGCTTCAAGGTAATCTTTGGCGGCAATGTCGCCATTCCCACCGGCGGCACTGTGGGGCCCGTTTCCGTGGCGCTGGCTGTCGGCGGTGAGTCGCTGACCAGTGCGACTGCCATTGTCACCCCGGCGGCAGTCGAAAATTACTTCAACGTTTTCGTGGCCGCGTTCATCGAGGTGCCGCGCGGCTGCTGCGTGACCGTGGCGGTTAAAAATACCAGTACGCAGGCAGTCAGCATTGCAAACAGCAACCTGATCGTTGAGCGGGTAGCATAAGAAAGGAGATAAAGTCATGCTGGATAAACTGAATCATCTGAAGGATGAGATGTGCGACGAGCTCATGGAACTGACCAACAAAAAGAACCGTTCCCCGGGTGATGTTGAGATGATCGGCGAGATTGTGGATATCATTTTGGACATCCACCGCATCGAGGATTACTGTGAGGGCGGCGAGTACAGTCGTGCGGGCGAGTGGGCTGCTGACATGCGCGGGACTTTCGGCCACGATGCCGGAAACGGTTACAACCGGGGCAGCAGCTATGCCAACCGAGGCCGTCACTATGTTCGTGGGCATTACTCCCGCACGGATGGCCGTGAGCGCATGATCTCTGACATCGAGGACATGATGCAGGAGGCCACCGGCGCAGAGCGCGATGCATACAAGCGGGCCGCTGACATCTTGCGCAACGCATAAGAAAGGGGGCGGCAGGCATGGACATTGACGAGATCAACACCCACATTCACAAGCTGAAATGTGGTTCAACGGACTGGCAGAGCGTGGAAAAGCTTGCCGCCCTCTGCACTGTGCGGGACGAGCTGGAAGAAAAGCAGGCACGTGAAACGCAGACCCAGGCATTGCCGCCCACGGATTACCGGGCGGCGTACTCCACGGCAACGGAACCGCAAAGCGACTTTGTGACGGCTGCCAGCTCTGTTCCTTTCGGCGGTCTGATGCAGGTGCTTGACGAGCACATGAAGGCAATAAAGCTGGTGTACCCGAAAGAGTATGAGCTAGTGATGCGGAAGATAAGCGACTTGTAAAAAGACATAGAATGTGCTATTTTTACATAAGATTCAGCGTTTTGGCACGGGATGCATAATCTAACAGGAAGCTGACAAATTGATAATTATTCACGTTGAAACGCTAAATAAATTTGATTTGTAATCAGTGGGTTGCAGGTTCAACTCCTGTCACCAGCTCCAAAAATAAGCGTACAGGCGATAAAAACAAGTCGCCTATACGCTTTTCTTTTTGTTGAAACCGTGCAAAAACACCTGAAAACGTGTGATAATCTAACAAACAATCTAACAAGTCAGTACTTCATCTTCTGCATTTCCCGCAACAAATATGTCGGGTCGTTGTGTGACACGTACTTGTTTGCCGTTGTGGAGAAATTCTTGTGACCGAGGATTGCCTGCACAGCGGTTTTTTCCAGACCGCACTCCACCATTTTACTGCTGGCCGTATGACGCAGAGTATGCGGGTGCACCCCCTCTATATGGCATTCCTGCATCAGGGCACGGAATTTTGTAGCCACATTGCGTTTGTCCAGCTTTGTGCCGGCCTTGGATGGTATCAGCCATTCGCACCCGCTGTTCAGCATCCAAAAAGCTACCGTCTTGTAAATCGGTTCAAGAATCGGGATAATGCGGTTTTTGCCCGCCTCGGTCTTTTCGCCGCCCTGCATATAGTGCTCCTTCAGATGAACGTCCTCACAGCGCATAGAGAGCAGTTCATCAATGCGCATACCGGTGTACAGCAAAACCATGGCGATTTGAGCCGTCTGCCCGAATTTTGGGTCATTCTGGTAGATGCTGATCTGCTCTATCTCGGCTGCAGTCAGAGTGCGCTCCGCTTTTCCTGTAGCCGCCGGGAGCTGCAGCAGCATGGCGTAATTTTTGTTTATGATGTCCTGCGCCATTGCCCACTCGCAGATCTGGCTGAAAAGCGTGCGCTGCTTTTCGCAGGAGCTGCGGGAGAGCCCTTTTTCCACCATTGCGTCAATGACCTGTTGATAATCTGCCGCTTTTAAGTCCCGCAATTGTCGGTCGTATAGCGGCGCAGCCTTTGCATAGGCCAGCTCGTACCCCTTTTGCATGTCCGTGCTAAGCTTGTCAAATTTGGGCTGCGCTTTCCATTGGACATAGGCATCCGCAAAGGTGCATTTCAGACGCGCTGCGGGGGTGTTCTGGGCGTTGTAAGCGTCCAGCGCTTGTACTGCTTCGCCTGCCGTTTCAAACGTGCCCAGAACATCTCTGCGGGCTGTGAGTGCAACATACGGTCTTGCCCGCGTCCCACTCAGTTTATACACGCTGCCGCTGCCCTTTGGACGGCGGCGCTTTTTTCTTTGCTGCGGGGCGGCTTCCGGCTGTTTCTTCCCGCACCACGGACAAAAAGAAGCGCCATCCGGGATCTCCTTCCGGCAACATGGTCTTATGCACTTCATAGCTTACTCCTTTTTTCGCCCGATGTAACCCTGCGCGCCTTTTTCCGAAGCTTCACGCCCGGCCTTGTAATTTACCTTCAAATCGTCTATTGGCGGCTGTGGGTCGTCCGGGCAGGGGTCTAATCCCATGTTCTGGGCAAAGTTGTATTGGTTGATGATGATTCCGCACACGCTGACCCGGTTGTTGAGTGGGCAGTGCAGGTTGGCGGCTACCTCGGAAATCACAGCGGACGGGCTGCTGCCATGGTTGCCCTTCAGCACGAAAAGAAGCAGTCGTTTCGTCAGCGGTGGCAAGTTTACCACAAAGCGGCACAGCTTTGCGTCCAGCTCTGTGTCGGTCTTTCCGTCATCGGGTGTCGCGTACAGCTCCGGGTGGATCATCTCCATAAACACGGCGATGGGGGATGCCCCGCAGGCCGTACACCAATCCATGATCTCGTCGCTGTCCGGGCTGGTGCAGCCTTTTTCCCAGCTCTGCACCGTCCGCTCACCCTTTTCGATGCGTCTTGCGATCTCCACTTGGCTCAGGCCGGCAGATACCCGGGCCTTTGCAAGCGCTTTCCCGATCTGGGTTGCCGTAAAATAACTCATACTTTCACCCCCGTAAAACCAACGTGTTTTTAACAGAAAATGGCGCAGATTTTTTCTGCGCCATTCGACAAAAAATATCCGTATTTTGTTTTCCAACGGCGCATGGTAGAATTTGGAACATAAGACATAAATATGCACAAAAGAAAGGGGAAAACAAAATGGATTTTGAGCAAAGAAACGGTAAAGAAACCGAAACGACCATCATCGACGGAATGCCCGCCAGCATCCTGACCGGCACCGAACGCACCCCTGCACCCTGGGAGGAATAAGTTATGAAAAAGCTGTCACACTTTCGCACCCATGCCCGTGCCCTGCTGGCCTGCTATTTGGATATGACCCCGGAGCAGCAGCGCCTTGCTCGCGCTTACATTCAAGATAAGGCCCTGCCGGAGGTGCAAGCCCTGCGTAATGCAGCCGGTACGCCCGGCGGGGCGCTGGCCGCTGACTTGCTGCAAAATTTGCAGCAGCCTTGCAACCGCGAATAGCAACGTGCATATTTTGCACATTGCTCGTGCATGTCGCGCGTATCTTGCAAATGCTCATTTTTCTGTGGATTTTTCCACCGAAAACAGTGCTCGAATGGGGATTGATGTCAACAACCAGCTGTTTTATAATATGGTTGTGAACAGGTTTACAGGCCAAGCAACTGAGATTTCTTTGCGTTGTACTCCGCTTCCGTGATGGCCCCCATATCCAGTAGCTGCTTAAACTTCAAAAGTTCATCGGCGGAGCTGGGGGCAGCCGGAGCGGTGCCCCACGGCTGTTCTGGAGAGCCTTTGCAACTCTTGAGAAACGCAGTCATTCCGCCTGGATAAACCGTTGTCGGCAAGTTGCTTTCACCTAGTGGAAGCGCAAAGTGGATAGACACGTTCTCTTTACTGCGACCCTTGCGGGTCTCTGTTTTAGCGGTGGTAGCGCCCACGATCGCACCCACAGGCCCGGCAACGGCTGCACCAATCACGGCACGGCCAATACCACCCTTTGTCTCTGTCACCGTCAGATCGTCAGGCGCGTCAGATTCATAACCGGCGACTTCATCAAAGCTGTAGATCAGGCGAGGGCCTTTATCACCACTGCGGTGTCCAATGCAAAACAGCCGGTTTGGTTTGTCAATCGACACAAAGAGTGCGTCACCATCATAGATGGAATCGGTTTCTTTGAACACCTTCCGACGCTGTTCCAGTGTAGCCCAGTAGTCCGCAAGGGCAACTGTCGGTTGCTTTGCTGCCCGGATGCCCAATTTTGAAAAGAAAAAGTTGCTACAGCTGGCGCAAATCAAGCCGTCCGCGCTTTTCTCACGGTTCAGAAGGCCCAGCTTGCCGCCGCAGACAGGACAGATATTTGCCATAATAAGCACCTCACACATACAAAAATAGGCAGCCGACCAGCTGCCGAAAAAGCTAAGTTATCAATGAAAATGCCAAAGGGGGAAAATAAAGTGCAAGAAACTAGCACAAAGTTTGCAAAATGTGATACAATGGAAGAAAAAGAGTCGCACGACAAGCTTGTGCATCTTGCCATCAGTGAGATTCTTTCGTTATCCGAAAACCAGCTTCAAGAAGTCATTCGGAGGTTTTATGCTGTATTGTAGACTGAACATTTTAAAGCAGGACGAGAACGGAAACTGGTACAAGCCCAAAAACCAGCATCGAATCTGGCGATTTTTCCGGGATGACCTGTTTGGATGGGTCAGCTGGCTTTTGCCTGAAAAAAAGCAGGCAGAACATAATCAGAAACCAGATTTACCAGAACCGGAATCAGAATCAAAGTGACGATTCCAACAGCTATCTTGCCCAAGAGGGAGCGCCGGTTTGCTTTTTCCTCCCGGACATATTGTTTGCCTGCCGTCGTGATTCTGACACCGGATTTGAACGCGCCGACTGTTGAGACCTCTGCAAGCCCCATATCTTCCAACCTGCTGGATGATTCCAGCAGATCCGAAGTGCGCTCTATTCCGCCAGGATATGCTTTATCCAAGGCCCGCAACAGTTTCAGTTCCTTCCGATCAAGATGCAAGCTCATTCCGGCAACTCCTTTTTAACTGCCTGAGCAATCCGAACAATTTTCATAATGTTTTCGTCATCCATGCCATCCAGCGCTTCCAGCAGAGCCCGGCGGGCTGGTGACAATTTTTCAAGCTCAATGCCATCTAAGGTATTGAGCTTTTCTTTTTGCTCTTCGCCGGTCAAGTCCTCCCGTGCAACGCCAAAATAGACAGCTAACTTTTCTAACGTCACTTCTGAGGGCTTCTTTCCTTTTTTCCATCCAGTTGCTGCCGCATTGGAAAGACCTATTTTTTTCGACACGGCAGTTGGAGATTCTTGTCGAGCAGCACACAGCTTCAAATAGTTTTCGTAAAAAATGCTCATAACAGCACTCCGTTTCTGTGCATATCCACGAAAGCTAGCAAAGTTAGTAAAAAATGTTGACAACTAACTTTGCTAGCTGTATAATGCTCTTGTCAGTTGAAATAGTTAACAAAACACAAAGCCCCGGCGGGAACCCGCCTAAGCTGTTTTTACTTGTATTCTGCAACTACATAGTAACACACTTTGTAAACTTTTTCAACTGGTATTTGACACGGCGATAAGAAAAAATCTGCCTGCGGTTGTTTCACAGACAGACTTTTCACCGATTTGTCACCAGAACGCACTTGCACCCCGGCGGTAATGCAAACATGCGCGTTTGCACGTCTTTTGCGCCATGCGCGGCGTAAAAGTAACGCCTGGGCTGCAAAAACAACTTGCAGGGCTATGGGTACGCCGCTTCCTTTGGCGGGTCGGCACCGCCTTGTAAGCCCTAGCGCTTCACGCACTTGCTCGTGTCTGGAACTGGCTGGCTCAAAAGTTGGGTCAATGAAATCACCTTCCTTTTGAATCAGTTTAACTAGGAGCCTTGAACAGTATAGCAAATCGGTGCGCCGTTGTCAATTATGTTTCAACTTACGTTTTAAAGGAGGTGTGAAAGTGCCTGAAAAATGGACAGGCCGTTTAGTAGGCCGGATGCACAACAACCAGATTACAGTAGACGACGTAGCAAAGCATCTTGGATTTTCGAGAAGCTACTGTTCACTGATTTTGAACAGCAAGCGCAACCCTCCCGGCATTCGGGAAAAGATGGAAACTGCCGTCAGCGAGATCATTAAGGAAAAGGAGGACAAAACGGCATGAGCGAATTAAGCAATCTCATCCCTATTAGCTACGACAACCCGGAGCGCCCCACGGTGAGCGGCCGGGAGCTGCACGAGTTTCTTGGCATCAAATCCAGATATAATGACTGGTTTAACAACATGACCGCCTACGGATTTGCCGAAAATGTCGATTATGTGTCGCTTACTAAAAATTTAGTAAACGGTGGACGCAGCACCGACCACCAGCTTACCATCCAAATGGCCAAAGAGCTGTGCATGATCCAGCGCAACGAACGAGGCAAGCAGGCGCGGCAATATTTCTTGGCCGTGGAGGCGCAGTGGAACAGCCCGGAAGCGGTCATGCGCCGTGCGGTGCTGATCGCCCAGAGGCAGAACGACCAGCTCAAGGCCGCCAACCGCCAGCTTCTGGCCGAGAACAACGACCTGAAGCCGGATGCAGAGTATGCCCGGGCGGTGTGCGTGGGCAAGAACTGCCGCACCACTACCAGCCTTGCCAAGGATTACGGCCTGAGCGCCGAGAAGCTCAACAGCATCCTTCACGGCCTGAAGATCCAGTACAAGACCAGCGACGGGCAGTGGGTGTTATACGCAAAGTATAGTGGAAAAGGCTACACCAAAAACCGCAAATCCACGCCGTTCCAGCACAAGAGCACCGGCGAGTGGGACACCAAGAACACCACCGTTTGGACGGAAGCGGGCCAGCGGTTCATTTATGAGCAGCTCAAGGCTGTGGGAATGCTGCCCAGCGTGGAGCGCAAGCAGAGCGTGGAGCAGATGGAGCTTGCCGCCCGGCAGCATAACCAGGACGGGGTGGCGTAACATGACACTGAACTGCATGAACGGTAAAGGAGGAGCAAGCATGAAAAAAGCTATTGTTGGTGTAGCGTCCGTATTGGCAAGCGTTTTGCTGATGGCCGGATGCAATAAGCAGGTTATTGACCTGACCTATGAATACAGCTGGGCGCAGCTGAAAATGCCCGACGGAACGATTGTCGAGGGGAATGTCGAAAGCTGGTGCGACTATGAAGGCGACCAGCTTCAGGTTGTGATTGACGGTGTGACCTATCTGGTTCATTCGTCCAACATTGTCATGCGTCATTGATGCAGGGAGGATCTTTATGAAAACCACGATGCGCGATAAGGTTTGCCAGCTGATTGGCAAGTACAACGTGTTGGAGCAGCAGGCTATGGTTAAGGTCGCTGGCGGTGCATTTCGTACTATGCTCGGCAAGACGCCTACCAAAGAAGAGGAAAACGCTTCGGAGAAGGCCAGCATTTACCACTGGATGCAGGAAGATTTGAAGCAGCTTCTGGAAGAAGACGAAGCTGCAACAGCCCAGGATGACCCCCGCAAGACCGCCCCGGCTGGCAAGTGGTGCACGGAATCAGCGGCACAGGCAGCTGAGAGAGCCGCAAAGGAGGCGCGGAACAATGGGTGAAGCACTGGCGACCATCATCGCGTTTGCCGTCCTTCTGGGCATCTCGTGGGGCGTTACCTGCGCCGCCGTGTGGGCCATCTGCGCATTGATGCACTGGACGTTCACCTGGGCCGCCGGAACGGCGGCGTGGATCGCGCTCTTGCTCATTGGCAGCTTTTGCAGCTCTAAGAAGTGAGGCGCTGACCATGCCTGCACAAAAGAAACACACCAATAAAGGAAGGTTATGAGCATGAGTGAAAAGATCATCGCCTACAAGGCCATGGACAAAAATATGCAGTGCCGTGGCAAGCAGTATGAGGTGGGCAAGACCTACCATGAGGGCAAGGCCGACTGCTGCCACGCTGGTATGCACGCCTGCGAGAACCCGCTGGATGTGCTGCACTACTACCCGTTGAAGGATGGCCCGCGCTTTTTTGAGGTCGAGTGCGGCGGGAACGTGGATAAAAGCGAAGAGGACAGTAAGCTGGCCTGCACTGAGCTGACGGTGAAAGGTGAGGTGAATTTTGCATGGCTGGTAAAAGCTACAGTGAATGCTGTTTTTAATCGGGTGAAGGGCAAAGAACCTTTTTCCAGCGGCGATTCCAGTACGGCGGGTTCCAGCGGCGATTCCAGTACGGCGGGTTCCAGCGGCAATTTCAGCACGGCGGGTTCCAGCGGCTATTACAGCACGGCTGGTTCCAGCGGCAATTACAGCACGGCGGGTTCCAGCGGCGATTCCAGCACGGCGGGTTCCAGCGGCTATTCCAGCACGGCGGGTTCCAGCGGCTATTCCAG